GTTATTCTTCAACAGATTTGATTCGCTTGTACTCGCTTACGATAGCAATTAGCTCTGTCGCACTTATCTCTTTAGCATCTATCATAGATTCAACTTTATCCAGTAGGTGAGAGAGTTCCTCCCACTTACTTTTGATATTTCTGATCTTCGTAGCTTTTTCCAAATCGCTTAATACATCTCCGAAAATGTGGTCTAGTTTATCCATCTTACTCTTATTTTTAGTTACCTTTTATCAAGTAGGCTCTTGTGTATGGTGCAGCACTCACGCAGCTTGCTCTCGTACTGAACTAGGCAATAAAAACTGGTGTCTAACAAGTTAAAAATTACCTAGTAATATTTGCCTACCGATTGAAATTAACCCTTGTATTGGTTTGCGATAGGACTTCGATGCAGCGTTCAAGTGGCTTGCTCACTAAACCGTTTATTTGTTTGCCCACAATTTACTAATTCAACCACATTTAAAAACTCGATCTCACACCCCACAGTTTTAGCATGTTTTAAGCTTAATCTGCCTTTTAAATATTTGTTATATTTAGGATTGTTTATAGTGCCTAAATCATTCCCTATACAAATCTCGTTAGAGGATATTATACTATATTTTCTTTGTAGTATTTTATGCTCTTTCTTATTATTATACTTAGTAACTTTAAAAGTTAACTTATTCAAATAAATTGACATACTATACATTTAAAGCGAATTTTGGGTTTTGTCCTTTTAATAAGTTTGCAGTTGCCTCTATATTATTTTCGTATATATGTGCATTACCTATAAAAAAGGTAATATTAGCTAATTTAACATCTATCATCTTACTAATAAGATAAATTTGGTATATGTCAGAAGGTAAACCTAAATTGCTATCCGCACTCCTTTGAAAAACCGTAATGTGCAACTCATTATCACATATTTGAAATTGTATTAAAGACAAACAAGGTAACTGATTTGTAGGGACTCCAGTCTCACCTATAAATAATACATAATTTTTAGACGACCGTTTTTCTTTATTAATTTTACCTATTAACTTCGGTAATTTTTTAAAGTAAGTAGGGTAGCTATTAATTAAATTTGGGGCACAATAATCCCACCACTTAATGCCTTGCTTCTTATATTCACCCACACTAGTTTCTCCATTCAAATATAAGCTAAGCTCATTAGCCAGCTTCTTTTTAGCTATACGATGAGAACTAAATAGTTCTGCTAAGTCATTTTTATTCAGTGAAAGTTTTTCATTTAACTTAAACAGTATGTTGCCTTTTTTATTTTGTTGAAATTTACCACTGTCTAAAATTCCCTTTAATAATTTTTGGTACTTGTTCATCTTTTTTTTGTTTTTGTTACTTTGTAAATATAGAAATTTATTTTAGATTAAAATAATTATCAATCACTTCTTTTGCTTGATCGAACCCAGTACAAACCTTTGCTAAATATCCACGTTGATTTAATCTCTCAATCCATTTCCGTTGCACTTGGCTCGCATAGTTGCCTTTTACTTTTAACTCAATAGCTAAACCAAAGTATTTGCCTTTTGGCTCATATATAAATACATCAGGAAAGCCTGCAACATATCCGTTTCTCTTTGCTTTCATTCTCTGAGAGTGATAGCGTTGGTATTGACCGCCTAAACTTGCACAATAAAGAGCTTTGTGTTCTAGTCTTAGGTAGGTAATTACCGCAGTCTGTAGTTTATCCTCTCTTTGCTTCATCTCTTGTTCTCTCCTCTAGGCATCTCAGGAGGTGAGAAGCCGAACATTAATCTAAATGTGTCTAGTTGTACCATATTAAAACATTCTTATTTGTTGTTTGTGTTCGTTTATTCTCTTCATAGCTGCGTTATAATACTCTGTATCTAACTCACAAGCAGTTAAATCAAAGCCTAGATTGTGGCAAGCAATAGCTATTGATCCACTACCTAAATGTGTATCTAATATCTTGTCACCCTCTTTTGCATAGTTCATTAATAACCATTCATAAAGAGATATAGGTTTTTGAGTTGGATGAAACTTTTTAGGTGCTGAAGTATTACCCTCTAAATTTCCATAGTATCTATAATCATACTGCCTAGCATTTTTATCAAAAGAAGTCCAAGCTAATTCTCCATCTGCAAAATTACTAACTGGATTGCCTTTGTGCCAATAAATAAAACCTCTACCACCAAAACCCCAAATAAAAGGAAAGTAATTACCACCCCAAATAATTTGGTTTTTGCTTACTCTAAACAATTCTTTAAAATATTCTTCATTTGGTGCAACATTCCAATCTCTATGTTGTTCTTTTTGTCTAAAATTTAATATATCTGTTTTTTTATCCCCATAACCATAAGGAGGATCAACAATAGCTAAGTCAAAATAATTATCTTCATACCTAGCCATTAGTTCCATGTTGCACTCGTTAGTTATTTTCATCATCTATTGCTTTAAATATTTCCTTTCTTAAATCTATCTTAGCATCTCGCCACATATTAAAGTGATTTAGCAATGCTTTTTCTCTGCATAAAGTTACTGGATGAAATGCTTTCTTTTCATTGTGTACAAAACGCTTTCTATTTCTAATATCCTCTTGCACCTGATCCCACATTAATTCTTTCTCTTCTGTGCTTATCATTATAAACCCGTTCTTCTCCAACCAAATATATAAAGAACTCACTCCCTGAAAGACAATATCCTCTCCATTGCAATAAGATTCAAACGGTTCAACCAAACATAACTCTAAAAACTCCGTTAAAACTTGTTTTCTGTCGATTTGTTGGCACTTAGTTTCAATAGCTAGTCTTTCACCCTCTTGTGATATTTGGATGCGTGAGGCGTTAGATTTCAGCTTTTCATTATTTAGCCAGTTAAACCATGTTCGTGGGTTTATTGCTAACTGCTCGCCTTCTCTTACTCCTTTATGAAATGCCTGAGTAACTTCCTTTCGTGTCAAACGATGATATTTCTCGTTCAAATCATTCTGTAAGATGTTAGCCATAATCAACATATCCTCTCTTGATTTGTTTTGACTCATCTCAAACAAAGTCTTTTTAATTGTTTCCAAGCAAAAATGCAGCAGCTCGTTACTTGGTTCTTTTCCTATCTCCATATCGTTTTGTTTTTGTAAATATAAAACTATTTTTTAAAATAACAACTACTCTATCTTTTTATTCCAATCAAAATTGTCCATATCTAATTGCTTAACATCTTCATTCTTCTGATTAAACATCTCAGGAAAGTATTTTTTCGCAAGGCTTGGCTTTTCTTTAAATTGCTTTTTAAGAGGAAATACACTTTTCCAACTACACTCAATAGATTGCTCAATCATTTCTTTTTGAGTTTCTAGCGATAAGCCTTCCAGTTTTTTTAATATCAATTTTATTGCTCGATCTGTATTCTTAGCTTTTAAACTTTTTCTTAAATCTAAAAATTCTAAAAATAAATTATTCAAATCTAAATCATCAAAATAGGCTTTAGCCTTTTGTTCTTTATTATTATTCTTTATTATTATTTCTTTATTATTATTAATAGTTTTTAAATTCTTTAAATTCAAGTTTTTAAATTCTTTAAGAACTGGTTTTGAAATTTCTTTAGAACTAGTTTTTAAATAACTCCAAATCTTGTTTTCATCTATTTTGTAATGTGTTTTTGCAGGAACACCCCTTAAAAAGGTTTTTATCATACCTTTGTTTTTAAGCGTTTTTAGGCACTTTCTTTGCTTGTGATATGATAGTGTAGTAGATTGTTCTATTTGTTCGCTAGTAACAAAGAAAAACCCTTCCCCGTTAATATTAACTAACATATCTCTATTCTCAAAATAAGATTCTCTATCTATAAGATCAGATAGTAATAACGCTGCCTCTAATCCTACATTCTGAGCTAATGCTTTATTTATTTGCCAAAAAGCACCTTGACTTAATATTGTTTTGATTTTCATAATTTTGTTTTTACAAATATATAAATATTTTTAAGAAAAAAAAAGAGATGCCGATTAAAGCACCTCTAAATTTAACCAACTGAGTAGATTTATAGCCTTATCAAAAAGGCATACCATCATCACTTGATCCATCACTCTCGGTAGTTTGTTCTACCTTTGCAACTTTCCAAGCCTTTAAGCTAACGAAGTGTCTATCTTTCCAAGCTCTACCGCTTATATTAATATCAATCTCATACGATGAGCCTACCTTTAAACCTTTTACAAGTTCTATCCCTTTGTCTTGAATAAACTCAATAGGAATATCTGCATCGTACTCGACACCTTCCTGCTTCAGGATAACCTCTTGCTTCTTAAACTTATCAGAAATGACTTGCACCTCTTTTACTTGTAATACTGTTCCTTTTACTCGCATAACTCTTCTAGTGATTTAATTAATTTAACTTTTAACTGCTTAATCTCGTAAATTCTATCTCGTAAATTTGCGTTCTCTCCTCGCAAAGTTTCTATGACTTCCTTTTGTTTGTCAAACAATATTACCTCATCAGGATCGTTGATAAACAACTTTAGCCTATCGTAGTTATCTTTGTAGTAATTTAACGCCTTGTAATCTCTCTCATGGTTTTTTACTCCGTTGATTATACTGGCATGGTTTTTATTGAATATTCTACCAATCTCCGACCACCCGAAATCGTGTTCCTTTAACAGAGTGTAACACATTTGCCTAGCTGCAACATTTAACGCCTTTCTGTTTGGCTGCATTACAGATTCAAAAGTTGTGTTATTAATCTCTGCCGATTTCTCTATAATACTATTTATCTCCTCTAAATTTATCATATCAATTTAATTAAATCGGTTATACATATTTTGCTATCCTTACTAATTTTAGATAATTGCTTTAAGTTCAATCGCTTTTGATCGTTCATTACGAGCATAAGGGTAGGTTGTGATAAACCTAGCACCTTGCCGATATTACTTTTTGTCTTGTAGGTATTCATTAACACCTCTTGCAACTCTGTTGTTGGTTGCCATCCTCTACCCTTTCTCATCTTTTAAAATCTTCTGATTCATCTTCACCGAATACACCTAGCTCGTAAAAGCCGCACACCTTTAAAACTATTCTGCTCATCGCTCTCTTTTCTGCCATTTCCATAACATACCAAGAGTTAGTATTCCCATCTTTAAAAGATGTTCCTTTGATAGCACTACCGAAAGTTTCCAAGTCTTTAGTTGTTGCCTTAACTACACAGAAGTTAGTTTCACACTTGATAACTTCGTAAGCTATTTTAATACCTTCTATCGCTTGGATCTTATCAATACCTGCTCTAGTGATAATTAAATAATGTTGGTGCTTGTATATGTCCTCTTTTTCGAGGTCATACTTTTTGTACAATTCTGCAATCTTATCTCTGTTCATAACGTGGTTTGTTTAAGTATTCCCATTCCTTGATTGAGTTCATCTCAGCATTACGCTCACCAGTATTCCACTGCTCTCGTGTTTTGCAATACTCATCATATTGATTGTTGATTTGCTCTTCTAATGCTCGCTCTCTATCTATCTGCTGAAAGCGTGTTCCTAGTAATAGTTGTTTTAGTAATCCCATCTTAGTCAATTTTATAAAAGATTATTACCCAATCGTTCCCATAAGCCAAACGATATTCTCCTAGTAAATACTTTGCTTCATCTTGTGATTTAGCGAGGTCTAGTTCTTCAAATGAACCACCTTTGTAACTTCCTACAATTTTAAACATATCTAGTTGTTTTGATTAATACAAATATATAAATTAATTTTAGAATACGAAAATTAATGAGGCAATCTCATGTCATTTTTAATATCCCAACCTTTAGCCTTAATTTGTTTAGGCATCTCAGCCTCTCGTTTTACATCAGCGATATACTGCTTGTGATCCAGTACTATAGCCTTCATTTGTTCAGCTCTCGCCTCTCTTTTAAAGCCTATTATCCTATCCATACCATCTGGCATATTTACCGCCTCAGTCATTTGCTTTTCTTCCTCACAAACTCGCACCCATTTCTCAACGATGCTTAATAGATTGTCGTATGCTTCTGCTTTGTTCATAATTTTAAAGGTTTTGTTTGATACAAATATATAAAATATTTTAAGAATAAAGCAAAAAAAAGACCTATATTTCTATAAGTCCTTAATAATCAAGTAAGTGATGTTTAAAAAAAGTGAGTAATTCTAGCAACTTGCCCTTTATCAAACTCGTGAACGAAGCCCTCTACTGCTTTAGGTGATCCAGTGTACCCTTTTCGAGAGTGCCAACTATCTGCCGAGCTTGGACTTCTTAAATATTCAACTGTAACACCTATGAAATCTTTAGCATCTCTCCATTTATACTTAACCTTGTGGTGCAAATGGTGAAGATACCAATACCTAAACTTACTCTCTGCCCATTCTTGAGGCTTTTCGTGTGCCATCAACATAGGTAGGTTGTCCATCTTCGCACCATCGCCATGCTCTAAGCCTATAAGATTAGCACCATACTTGTAATAGCACCTATGACTAACGCCTGCATCAACTGAAACATCATCAGTTAGCCTGAACCAACTCTTTAAAGCGTGTGCTAAATGAAAGCCACTTTGATAGTCGTGGTTGCTCATAGAGTGTACGCAATCAACTGGTGCTATCTCTCTGAGCATCTCTACACATTTAACATATAACTGCAAAGCTATCTCATAATGTTCCCACCATTTACCATCGCAGTCTTGAGGCGTTCCTTTTGTAGTGGTATTATAAACATTATCAACGTGCAAAATATCGTTTCCTATGCAGAATAAAACCCTATCTATACTAAACCCCTTTGATTTATTAATAAGACCTTGCACACCCTCTATAACTCGTGAAACGGCAATAGGTATGTTGTATTCTTCTCCAGTTTCTTCACTATTAGCGTATTTGCCTATGTGAATATCAGCAGGATTGATAACAAGCAAGTGCCTCCCTGCTTTGTGTTTCACCTTTGGGTAGGTTGGTGCGTGTTCACTTATAAAAGTGTTCAGCCTTTTAAAGATACCATCTTCATCAATACCTTTTCCTTCCTTAGTAACAACCGAAAACCGAAGTTCTCCACTCATATTCTGCCAATGCTTGACAGATACAACGTCTTTTTTAGAGATACCCCTATCTTTTAGGTGTAAATCTAGTGCGGTGTTATCGTTAAAATTGTCTAAGGTGTTGGCTCTGTGCCTCTTGATTAACTCAATCTCATCGGCTTTTAGCCTAAATCGGTTATTTTTCTTCATAATATTAGTTTTGCACTAATATACTATTTTTTTTCGAATACAGAAAAACATAGAGGAATAATCGAAATCGCTGCCAGTATTAAAGTGTTCGTTGTGATCCCTCCTGCATCTATTTGTGTAACTGATGCAATCGCAAGCACACCGCTAACAGTTCGCTTACTACTCCATTTGCCTTTAGTGTCCTTAAACATCTCAGGTATAATTGTTAAGATACCCTTTGCAAATAGTGGATTAACTGGCATTTGTTTTGTCGTTTATGAAGTAGTTAATTAAATCATCAATCCACCCGAAAACCTTGTTATCCTTTTCCGTTGGTGTTAGGTTCACAACTATCTTACCGAAAGCCATTAAGCCGATAAGCAGTTCACCCCAATTTTGTGCAATAAAATCAATCATAATAAGTGTTAAATTCAATGAATATAAAAGGTAAATAAATACAATGTTTGTAACCATCTCCAAACTTATCCGACCAAATGCCGACAAGTATTCCAGTATAAACTCCTAAACCAATCTCAAATCCGCTCATATTAATAAATCCAAGTTACACAACTAGGTAAATCCTCATCGACATCTACGTGTACAAATGTCTTAGCAATTCCTATACGAGTAAACCCTGCCGTAATACAAGCATCAATTATTGTAAATCTATCTGAACTATTACCGCATGATATATCAACTGCGTTGCCTCTTGTATGTGCTGAGTTAGGCTTTCCGCCTACCCTCTCATTTGTTGCTTTATCTCTCCAACTAGAATTGATATGAAAAGGAATACCTGCTATTGTACGTGCTTCATCTAACTTAACCAATAAATCATCGCTCATCAGATCATAACACCCAACTCCGTTGCAAGTAAATTCATCTTCTGAAAAATGTTTAATCTTTCTTCTCATTTCCTATCTTTTGGATATTATAAACTGCTGCCGTAATTAATACGATAGCCGTTAAAACGCTATTTATATCCGCAAAGCTAATTCCAATAGCTGCCGTATTTATAACATTAGTTTCTATTAAATCCTTATACATTTTTTATCTTACTTAAATATATTTTTAATTTTTTTATATTTTTTGCTTTTGGTCTATATTTCATAATCTTATCCCTATATTATAAGCGTTGTCAATAGGATTCAAATCCGAGCCACTATTAGAGGTGTACTCAGGAAAGGAACTTGAATTGTCGCATAAATAATCAACTATTCTCTGACCATAAAACTCAGCCGTATCTCTCTCCTTTTGTATTAACCAGTTCAAATCCTCTTTAGATGCTGCCGTTCCGTTTTCGCTATTCTTTTGTGTAACCGTTCCGTTCTTAATTTGAAAAGATATAAACGGCAAAGCCTCTATTAAAGCATAGTGAATAATAGCATCTTGAACATAATCATCTACTAAGGTTTTATAAACCCCTGCGAGAGTTCCTGCTGCTATTTCTGTTTCAATCTTAACGTATAAATCAGTTCCTAAAATAACTTGCAAGTGCTTGTCTTGTGCTATCTTTAAAAAAGGTAACAAGAAAGCAGTATCTACATTGTAATTTATAGCCGTAGAACTCTTTAATTTATCTTCGTTGCAAAATAGTGATGCCATTATCTTTTCTTTATAAATCCTCGGTTAATCATATCTTTAGGCTTCATCGCTACCTCTTTAGTATTACGAACTCTGTAGCCTTCTTTATCTGCCTGATTTGTGCTTACTGTCGGTGCTAATGGGCTTTTAACATCTACTTTAATAACACTCTTAAATGTTTTTCTTCTCCATTTATGGTGGCAACCTCCTCCGCCTTTATATTTCCAAATTGAGTAGGTATTAGCACCACCTTTGCCCCAACCTGCATTGACTGACTTCTCGCCCATTGCGATAATATCTTCCTTTCTATATAGCTTGCGAGCATTTACCATCTTACGACAGAACGCTCTACTATTTGAACTTACTGCTAATGGTTCATAAGCATAGCGAACCTTGTACATAAAGCCGTTTATGTTAGCGTCTTGTTCACTATTAGCGTTTGGTCTTGCCGTTCCACTACTTACAAACTTATACTGCTCTAGTGCTTCGTATTCTTCTGCATCTTCATCGCCTATCAACTCCCATTCTTCCTCGCTTAACTCTTCACCTAAACCAATCAACTCAGCAGCAACTAAAGTGTCGTTCTTCTCATCTTCTTTTGAGAAGTTTTGGCACATATCAACACCCGTTTCCTTCTCTGTTTCTTCAACATCTAAACCTTCCGTATCAATAAACTCAATAGGCTGCAAAGTTTTAAAGTAGGTATCTAAAACAATATTATTTACTGCTAACACTTGATTGATAGCATCTAGTAGAATGTTTTGCTTTGGCTTAATTACCGTATTATCCCATAACTGAGAAGCCGTTTTTATCTCATCAGCGTTATTACCTAAACCAGTGCTATCCTTAATACCGAATAACATAGGAGATGTTACTTTATGACCTACTAAAATCTTCTTTGTTGCCTCTTCAGATAGGAATTTATATTGCTCTGAGGCTTCCGAAATAGGTAAGCTCTCAATTGTTGTTGCAGTACTCGAATCATCGTTAAATGAAAGTAGGAATTTCTTCCCCCCAGTACCTTGTAACTTCTGCTCTACCTTTCGCTCTATAACTCTCTGCTCATCTTCACTAGGTAAACCATTATTAAAGTTTACCATCATACTAGGTGCAAAACCATTCTGTATATTAGTCAAGTGGTAAGTACCTATTTCCTCATCTATCTCTGCCCATTTCAAAGCACCTGCATAATCAACTGGTGAAAAGTAAAAGTATCCTGCTGCGTATGGTTTAATAACTAAGATTTGAGTTTCCTCACCTCTTGATCCATCAAACGCCTCTACTCTTTTAGGCTTATATCTGTCTTTTCTAAACTCATTCCAATTATCTGAATAATACCACGCCTTGACCTCGCCCTCTGTTGCCTTCTCAGGTCTTAGGTTCTGCATTGGTATGTGTTTAGCTTTAAGTATTTCCGTTCTCCCCTTATTCCAAACGATATTGAATGCAGCTTGACCTAGTAATTTTAAATCTCCTGCTACCCTTCGTAAATCTTCTGCCTTAAATATGGTACGCATTTTAGCGAAGTCTAAAGGCTTTCTATTACTATCCGTAGCACTTAGCCCTTCTCCGTAAATTTGATCGCTTACACTTGAGATAATAGCGTTATTTACCGCACTTCCGTTATATCTATCAATTAGATATTGGAAATAGTCGTTATCATCACCATAAGACACCCAATCCTTTGCAGGACTTTCGACTGCTTTAGGAGTTACTTGTGAACTGAAATTTATTACTTTAAAACTCATACCTTTAAATATACATCGTTTGTCTTATCTGCTTCCGCTTGTTTAATATAAGATACTTCACTCGTTCCACTTACCCAAGCCTTGCCCGTTTCTCGCAATCCGAGAACACTAGAATCAGTTATATCTATATTTGATGAACTTGTTTGTTCATATACATCGTATTTATAGAAACTCACATCTTGAGTTGTAAACTTCGGCTCAGAGCCAGTATTCAAATTAAATGATAATTTAACAACTCGCTCATTAACCGAAACCTTAGTAACAACCTTTTCTTCGCTTTTTCTAGTTTGAAGATTAGTCAATACAAGTAAATAGTAATTGTTTATCGCATCAGTTGAATTTTCAAACAACGATAAATAAACCGTATTAGTCTTGTTTGGCAATAGCTTTAGCATTTACTTTTACTTTATGTTTTTTTCCCAATGCTTTAGCGTAAGCCCTAGCATCTTTCTCATTATCTCTTTGTGTTTGAAGTTGTACCTTATCACCTACAAGGTAAGTAATCACAAAGGCACTTTTCAACTTATCAATGTAAATCATCCTGATTTGCTTTAATTAAACTCTTTGCCTCTTCTCTTGTCAAAAGAGTATTGTTTGGATAGCTTAATCCTTCACCTAAATCAATCAATGCAGTAATCTCACCGCTTAACCAACTCGCCTCTAATTCCATCACGTAAAACTTAGCATCGTTTATAATTAATTCTACAACTGATCCGTATGCAGTTTTATTATCCTCTCCAACTTCAGCAAATGTAGTTGGCAAAACACCAACTAAAACACCTTCTTCATCTAACTCTACTCTTGCATATCTACCTAGAAGTTCCAAAGGAATCTCCG